CCACTATCAATAAAGTGGAGGTATGAACATGATAGGAGCAGGATGGATTCTCAGCGCGATATGGTTTATCGTGGAGTGGCCGCGCCCGTACTCGAAAGGTATGTGGCGCAAGCAGTGGGGCTGGTGGTTTATCGTCTTTTTGAGTGTGTGGCTGTGGGCCTGTGATGATGGACAAGACACCAATTACTATTACCTCAAAGCAACTATTACTCCAAAGGAGCCTCCATACTCGCAAACTATCGAATCTTTGGATAACTTTACCGACTCTCAAAAGCATGAATTACTCACTAAAGGCTATGTTGATATGAGAATTTTTTATCACAACATTACTTTTGGTATAGGTGGAAACGTCTGGATGCAATCTGCGACTCCATCTTTTGGTTCATCTTATATTTTTGGCTGTTGTTATGGCAGCAGCAAATACGTAGCAGTTTCCACAATCGGAACAATAGCTTATTCGTCTGACGGTGATACGTGGACACAGGCCGCAACACCGAGCTTTTCTGGTACAGCAATACATGGAGTTACATACGGTGGTAGTATTTATGTTGCCGTTGGTCAGTCTGGTAAAATTGCCTATTCTTCAGATGGAAACACATGGACGCAAGCGGCCACACCGAGCTTTGGAACAAATAGAATTTATTGTATTACCTATGGAGATAGTAAATTTATTGCAGGGTCTACTGTTGGAACCATTGCCTATTCTTCAGATGGAAACACATGGACGCAAGCGGCCACACCGAGCTTTGGAACAAGTGCTGTGCGCGGTTTAGTATATGCCGACAGTAAATTTGTTGCAGTTGGTTATGATGGCAAAATAGCTTATTCGTCTGACGGTGATACGTGGACACAGGCCGCAACACCGAGCTTTGGTACGGATGATATTTATGGCATATCATATGGAGGTAGCCGTTTTGTTGCGGTTGGGGCCAATGGCAAAATAGCTTATTCGTCTGACGGTGATACGTGGACACAGGTTGTCACTCCTGGCTTTGGAACAAGTAATATAATAGGTATAGTTTATGGTAACGGGAAGTTTGTAGCGGTTGGTAACTCCGGTAAAATATCGTATTCATATGATGGGGAATTATGGATACAATCCGCGACACCTAGCTTCGGAACCGATAATATATCTTCTGTGACATACGGAGTGAAATTATTTGTCGCCACATCTGTTACTGGTAAAATCGCTTTCAGTATAGACTAAACACCCCGGATTCTTTACCTTCCTTCGGATAAGATAAAGCCCGGCAACCTTAAAAGGTTACGGGCTTTGTTGTGGAAAGAAAGTTTTTAACAACCATAACCGGAATATTCAAAGACCTTCATCGAAGGATTATCCCCGAGGATAAGCTCTCCGATGGAGTTAATATAATGTTCGAGGACGGCAAGGTGAAACGCCGCCCCGGTTATACCGTGCTCGGAAACCAGATGAACGGAGCCGTTACCTCCCTGACGTGGTACGAGCTTCTTGGAACGGCTAACAAGTTCCTCGTGGCCACCACCACGCGGGACGCCTACAAGTACGACTCCACCGATGACGAGTGGTATTTCATTACCGAAGTCCACACAGACGGTACGGTGACGGCTACCACCGCCGCCGCGACCGTGACCGGTTCTGCTACCGGCTGGTCGTCGTCGTGGCCTACCAGCGTTTACCAGATCAAGTTCGGCACTACCGACCCGAACGCAAGCGGGACTCCCGATACGTGGTACACAGTTTCAGCGTTCGCAAGCGCGACCTCGCTTACGCTCACGACCAATGCTCCTTCCGTTACCGATGGCACGTATGTCATAAGGAAGTGCTGGACAAACGATGAAGATCAGCCGCACGACGTTGCGCTCCCGGTCAAGACGTATGAGCGAATAATGGTCGTGACAAACGGTATAGAGGTGCCGAAAAAATGGACAGGCACGGGATACTTCGCGGACTTGGGCGGTACTCCGAATGTCGCGCGTTACTGCGGATACTTCGGCTCTGTGGGGTTCGAGCACTTGTATCTTGGCTGGACTATCGACGCCGGTAACGACCAGCCGTTCACTCTGGAAATGTCTGATGCTGGCGACCCCGAAAGCTACGCAGAGGGGCTGTACTATGACTTCATGAATACCAACGATGAAGTCGTTGGGATGAAGGCTCTCGGGCAGAACGTCATTGTCTACAAGAAGGAATCGATCACCGTTGCCAGACCGACCGGCTCTGCTACCGACCCTCTCCAGTTCCAGCAGAACCACATCAACGGCATAGGAACACCGTCGATCAGGACTGTTCAGGACTTCGGGAATTTTCACATTTTTATGGGAACCGATAATATCTACAAGTTTGACGGAATGCAGATCGTACCCATAGGAGATGCTATCGTAAACACCATGATCCGCAGTCTTAACGCGGGTATGTCGCACCGGGCGTTTTCAGCGAAGATGCTCGACAGGCACCTTTACGCGCTCTTTGTACCGACTTCGGCAGACTATCCCGACAAGGCATACGTCTATAATTACATCGACGATTCTTGGTCGATATGGGATTTCCCGCAGCAGATGACCGCCTTCGGGTACTGGTATTCAGACTCGTCCGAAACGTGGGCAACGTGGGATGCTTCCGCGATAACGTGGGCAGACCTTCTCGCTTCCGGTGAATCGTGGACTGACTTCCTCGCGTATGGTGGAACTCCGACCTATCTCTTTGGCGACAAAGACGGATACGTTTACGAGTTCGGTTCTGGTACTGACAATGGCGCTGACATCACGGCAAACATGACCACGCGGGACTATCCGCTGAACGACCCTCGACAGCTTTTCAAGCTCCTTGAATTGCTCATTGGTATATCGCAGTCAAGCACCGGGGCGCTTCGCGTGAGGGCTTCGGTCAACTTCGGCGGTGAATGGTCCGGGTGGGGAAACATCGACCTCGCGGGGACAACGGAATATTTCGAGCGCATTGTTAATTTTCTTATGCGCGGCACACAGGTTCGCTTCTACATCGAGAATGTAAGCGGGGCGAACTTTGAGATTGAATCGCTCGTTGTTGGATTTAACAACGCGGGGGTGTAGGAGGCAATATGGGTTTCGCAAGTAAGCTCAAGAAAAAGGTTTTCGGTGGAAGTGGAGCCGGGATGAAGTCTGCATCAACACTAACGCCGGAACAGGCGGCACTGTTAAAGCAGCAAACTCAACTCGCGCAGCAGTACACGCCGGGTATTTACGCGCAGATGAACCAGATGGCGCTTAATCCAGAGAACACATACAATCGCTCGCAAGCCGACATAGAATCGTTCTATCAGGATACGATGGCGAACCCGGCAATGTATGCTTTTCAGAATACGCTCGTTCCGCAGTTATCCGAGCAGTACGGCGGGAAATTCCACTCATCGGCTAAGACAAAAACGCTTGGCCGGGCGTTTTCCGATTTACAGAACCAGCTTTCTCAGCAGCGTGGGAACCTGTTTTACAACGAACTTCTCCAGTCACAGCAGGGGCAAGAGAACGCGCTCGCGCGGCAGATGCAGGCTCTTTCAGGAATGAGCGGACTGTTTGGTAGCTCTCTTGGCGTTAAGGCAAAAGAGAATTATTACAGTCAGGGCGGTCAGGGCTTATTGGGGCAGATCAATCAGGCCGTTGGCACTGGACAAAATCTCATGAATTTTGGAACTCAAATAGCAGGCATGTTTGGAGGCTAAGAATGCAGTATATACCGCGTGACGATTCAAACATTAGGCTGATGCAAGTTGTTGACCAGATGACTCGCACGGCCAATGAACAACGGCAAACAGAGCGCGCTCAGGCCATGCAGCGGTTTGCCATGTTCAGGAGCCTAGGGGACGCCAAACGTGCTGCCGAGGAGCTTAATAAGGCACAGGGTAAAGGATTGCTTTATCGGCTATTCAGCGATAATTATAATCGTCCAGAAGATTTTAGCGTTGCAGGCCGTGGACTTGCGGGGCAGATGCGCGGTTCAATGGAGCCTCCGCAAGAAGTATCAATGTCCGACAAGATGCAGGTTGCGATGCAGGCCGCAAATCAAGAAATGGCAAAACAGGGCGGATACGGGACTGGTCTACTTGAAGAAGCTAAAACTGGATTTGGGCCGAAGGCTCGCGCCCTCATGGAAAAGCTGCCACGCTCTGCGTATGAACGCGAAGGGCCAATAGATATGCAGCCTCAAGGAGAGGAATACACCGACGCTAAGGCTGCCGCCGCACAAAAGAGAATTGCTCAGGTAGAAAACTCTCAAGCGAAATACGAGTCGATGAAAGCACGAAATATGCAATCGTCTCCGGTTTCAGCACAGGCCACAGACCAATACGACTACTATAAAGCCCAGTACGATGCCGCACTTGCAAGTGGTAAACAGGGTCTTATTAAAGACGCCTACAATGACATGGTTCACAAGTTCAAACTTCTGGACAACAAGTTCGGGTGGAATATGTCGGCTGGCTTAAAAGAGCTTAGGCCAACTTTCGGTGGCAGTATTGGTGGAGGAAAGAAGGTTCTCTGGAAGGAGCGCGGAAGTGAGCGCAAGCAATATCTACCAGAAGGACAGGTTCCGAAGGACAGCGAGAATTGGGTTCCGATTGACTCCGAAGATTCTTCAGCGCTGCGCCGTGATCTTGTAAAACTGGACGAGCAGATTGCCGCCGCAAGAGCGGCTAATGACGAAAAGACGCTTTCAACCCTAATGGCGCGGAGGAGACAACTCGAAGGGAAGACGCCCGAGACAAAGCAAAATTTCGTCGCGCGAATGGACAACTCTCTTATTAATCCATACTTATCATACCAGTCGGGCGACGATCTAGACACGCGCAATGTGGCTGACAACACTCCGGCCAACAAGAACCAGCCGGTCGCACAGCCAAAGATTAAGTACAAAGAGGGCTACGAATACGAAGTCAACGGAGTACGCATGGTATACCAGAACGGGAGATTGAGAAAACTGTAATGCCAGTTATTCGCGAAATAGGTCCGTATCAAGAAGAGCCTACCGTCAAAGAGATAGGCCCCTACAAAGCTGCGCAGTCAATCCGCGAGATAGGACCATACGAAGAACCACAAAAGATTCGTGAGATAGTGCCAGCGAAGGAGACTCGCCGCGCACCGCAACACGAAGAGCACTACTTAGATCGTGCTTTGAGGAATACCAACTTGGCAGAAATGGCAGGGCGGGCAATTCAAAAGATCAACCCATTTATGACCGACGAGGAGGAGGCCGCGTTACGCCAACAAAGCGAACAAGAAGTAGAATTAGCCAAACGTATGGGAAATACCGCACCCATTCGCGGGATCGAAGAGGAAACAAAGCCGATCAACCTCGCAATCGGTCTTGCCGGTGCGAAGGGGCTGTCAATGCTTACGAAAACTCGGTTTGCCCCTGTCAACGAGGCGGTTGAAGCGGTTACTCAACTACCAATTGGCATTATGCCGTGGCAGGTAAAGACTAAAGCAGAATCCCTAGGAATACTTCCAACAAAACCATCTAGCAAGGCCATACAGGCTATTGATGCCATGTATGACGCAAGCGAAAAAGAGATTTCCACTCTTCACAAGGTGAATATACCTAACATTCTTCGCAAGGCCAAAACACGTTTGGTAGATACCAGCGGTAACGTCAAAGAGGACTTGAAAAAACTTGGACCGATTGGAGAAGATGCCGCTATTCGTCACGACTTAGCTCGCGGTGCTTCTGCCATTACAGACATGGAGTTGGACAAGTACCGTCGATCAATCTATGAAGGATTGTCGCACGATGACGAGCGGCAACTTAACAGGATTATTGCTTCCCGCCGCACAGTATCTATTGGTAAATATAAAGACGTTGCCAACACCAAAGGATTTACACCAGAACACCATGCGGAATACCTAAAAGCACTTGCCGAGTCTGATCCACAGAGATTCAAGGCTCTTAATGAACGCGCCGACCAGTACTTCGGAGTCATGCAAGAACAGCTTGGTAAAATGAAGCAGGCCGGGTTGCTTGACGATGCCTCTTATCAGGCGCTTCTTGCAAAAGGAGACTACTCGCCGAGAAGATTCATACAGTATATCGACCCAGAGCAAAACTATACTTTCGGCGGGACAAAGCTTACCGTGCCTTCTAGTGGAATCAAGGCGTTGAAAGAAGGCAGCGAGCAGGCCATGGAAAATAATTCTCGACTTCTCATGGCCGAAGTTGTATCACGCACCAATGCACGTATTATGAAAAACAGCGCGAACCAGGAATTGTTTAAACTCGCGCAAGAAGTACCTGACAACGGACTTGTGCATGTTGCTATACCTAAGAGGAAATTGTTTTATAATGGTAAGGAGGTTGCTGATGACGCTATCATAGTTGATACATATATAGACGGAGAGCGGAAGCAATACTCTGCCGGAAAGATAGCGAAGATGGTTGAAAATGTTAGAAACGCAGAAGATCAAGCTGTACTCAAGAGAATATCAAAACAATATCAGAAATACAAGTGGGGTATGAGCGAGCCAACTCCAACTGCGGGCAATGAGATTGTCGCTGTTATGGTAAATGGCAAACGTCATTATCTAGAAATGCCGTCAGATATAGCGAAAGAGTGGGTACTTTCAGACCCGCAAATATCGAAACAGTTGTCTTCAGCGATAGGATGGTTGTCGGGATCAAAAATATTAAAGCCGATGGCTACAGGACTAAACCCTGAATTTGCAGTCACAAACTTTGCTCGTGACCTTGCACATATCTTTCTCACTACGGATGAGTATTCGTCGTTCCTCCCAAAAGCGGTGGGGCAGCAGGCAGTAGACCTCGTATCCACAGCGAAGGATGCCGTGCTACGTAAGGGAGACTACCTGAAATACGTTCAGCAAGGCGGCGGAATGGAGTTCTTGACTCACCAGGGTAGACCAGGATTGGCGGGTTCGGCGCTTGACAAGCTCTATGGCGTGATGGGGTATCTTGGAGAAACTACCGAGATATGGTCGCGGCTTGCGCTCAGAAAGCGTGCCCTTAAAAACGCAGCCAAAGAAGGAATTGACCCAGCACGAGCCGAGATGCGGGCCACATACGCCGCGAGAAACTATCTTGACTTCTCGCAGGGTGGGTCGTTTGTCAAGGCCGCTGACTCTGCTATACCATACTTAAACGCTGCCATACAAGGTACGCGCGGTGTGTTCAGATATGCGGCAGACCACCCCGGAAAGTTCACGTATAAAGTCGGACAGATTGGAACTATGGCTGCGGGATTATATTATGCCAACCGCATGACTAACCCCGAGGCGTGGGAACAGGTTCCCGACCGCGAGAAAGCGTCAAACTTTATATTCACCACCCCGCTTTATTATTACGACAAGAACGGGGACAAGCGTTATTACTATTTCAAGGTAGCCAAAGATCAGTCGCAACGCATCTTCGCGTCAATATTTGAGAACCTCGCCGCAGCCTCGATAGGTGATACATTCAAAACAAACCAGTTGTCAATGGCGTTTGAAGACGGGCTTCCAATAGTTCCTACCGGCGTTCTTCCCCCAACAATCGAGGCCATGCTTGGATATGCGGCCAACAAGAACTTTTGGCGCAACGAGGATATATGGCGCGGTCGCAAGGGTATTGATCCATCTCAGGAATATAACCGCTATACTCCAGAAGCCTATGTTAAACTCGGAGAAGCAACTGGAATGTCACCTGAACGAACTAAGTACGCTCTCGAACAGGTATTCACGAGCGGTAATATATGGACATCTCTTACCGGTGGGGCCATGAGTGCTATGCTTGGCGAACTCCCGAAGGACATGCGCGACCAGACGATGCAAGAGATGATTAGCAAGGCTCCGTTTATCAGAAAAGCTTTGCGTTCGACTGATCCGTTTGCTCCATACCAACAGGAGTCAGAAGGAATCAAACGGGAACGCGCTACAAAAAGGGCTGTGGTTCGCCGTGAGTTTGACGCGATTGCCGATGAATACGCACGTGGTAGAATCTCGAAGGAAGAAGCTGTTGAATTCATCAACACGCAACCGAGGGAACAGCGCCGGTATTTTTTGCGCCAATTAAACGAGAAAAAAAGCTTGACTGGAATACCTGACGGAAGGTGGTGGCGTGACTTGCAGTATCAAGATGCCGGTACTCGCGCAGAGATGTTTCATCGGCGGTATGAACGTGCCAGCGATGAAGAAAAGGAAAGGCTCGATAGGCAACTTTATAAACTCAAAAGCATACGCAGCAAGGAATTTAACGCCGAACTGAGAAGATTGAGAAATGAAAACCAATAAATCACCGATACTGCCGCTCATACCATCCCCCGACGATAAAGCCGGAATGAGCCGGTACATGCAATCTGTCAACCAGTTTCTTCAAGACC